TTGTTCTGACAAACGAATGGCAGCATGACGAGTGCGCTTGAAGCCGGAGATGTTTGCCTCTCCCTGTTCAATCGAGAACTCCTGCCCACCAGCATTCGCGCCAAGACCCGTCACGCGGCAGCCTTCCACGACATAGTGACCATGAGGCCGGTCATAGATAGCAAGCTGCTGCATAACCGGTTCCAGCATTGATGGCCCGGTCTGATCAAGGATGGTGCCGTCCTGAATGACGTACACCGCACTGAAGGCACCTTCCGTCTCATCATAGGGGAGCGCCCATGCGATTGATTGAATCGTTCGCGCCGCGCCCGGCTCTCCTTCAGCCGCAGTACCTGGAACGAGGCCAAGCAATGTCGGGTCGTCTTCTGAAGTGAGATGGCGTGTCTTCATCTTCACACCAACTTCCAGACGGCCGGTCAGCGGGATGTTATGGATCACAGCCTCACCGACAGGGAAGACATCACCGGCAACATAAATGCTGCCAGCAGTCAGCGTGATTGTGCGAGCATCAAGATCGATGAACGCTTCAGCATGCGCGATACGATCACCATCCTTTGCAACAAGGCGAGACACACGATCATGAACACCACGCTGGATAGTCTGCATTTCATTAAGTTCGGCGGCCTGAATGAAAGGACGGTCGCCATAGAACACAAGTCCCTTCCACTCGGATTTACCAGCAGCGCGGTCATGTGCATGCGGCAAGCCGCTTTTGTGCTCAAAAGCCATTAAAACCTCACAAGAAACTTGACCTGCTCACGAACCGTTGTGCGCAAGGGGATTGATACAGGAGTGCTGACGATCTCCGTTCCGCCGACAAGCTCATCAGGCTCAAGCCACAGCTTGCCGGGCTTAACACCTGACGCTCTCTCAGCTCCGACGATGATGGAGACATTTGCTGCATTGACCCCGTTCTGATCGCCAAAGTCGGTCATTGCCTCGACATAAAGCATGGTGCCGCCAATGAATGACTCATAGTGGTTCCCTGCCACAGTGTATGAGGCCGATGCCCTCTGCCTTGCGGCATGGGATGCCCTGCACATGCGATAGCCAATTGTCTGGCCGTCTCTGTCAGCGAACCGGACATGCATGCTCTTGCCTGCGAACCACCCAGCCATCAGGATCTGTCTTTGAACAGTCGGCAGGGAAACCCACGGGAATGTCGCTGCAAGCCACGGATATGTCATCTGGAGGAATGTTAGAGATTCATCCTCAATCGGAGCAATCCAGTTGCCGAGCGCCAGTCCTTCCGCTTCTGTCAGGGTGTGTTCAATTTCTTGAACCCTGCCAAAAGACCAGATCGGACCATCAGGCTCCAGCGCCACGCCACTCTCCCGCTCCAGCATGGTGCAGTTAAGCCGAGTGCAGTCACCAATCAGAGGCCCGACATCATAGAGATGTACGCCTCTGCGGAAGCGTGATCGCAATGGAGTTGAGATTTCAGCGATACGCTCGATGCGCTCAAGGTCAGGATGATCGGCTGCTGGCAAATCTCGGAACCGGAGCTGGAAGGTATTCCACTTCTTTCGGCCTACCCACTCTTCTTCGATCGCAGCGCGATAGCCGATCCAGCGAAGCGCCATGTGAACCGCTTCTGGCGTGCCAATAAGACGACGCCATTTCACGCCTTCAGTGATGACCTCCCGACGGATCGGGAAGAACTCTTCGATTTCTTCTAGCCCATATTCCTGAATTAGATACGGGATTACAGAGTTATTGGGGTCAAACTTGAACCCCTTTAATGCGACGATACCGGCACCAATCTCCGGCATTCTGTCCATAACCTGAGATAAGGTAATTTCCAGCGCCGTCGCATTACTTGGAAGTAATGCTTGCCGGTTTGTCATTAATAATCATAACCTTTGAAGTTCAGCTTTATATCGCCGAGAGATATCGCGACACCATGATCTGCAATTAGGGTTGATTGCGGAGTGATCACCCTCACTCGCTTTACGCCTGTTACGTGTAGTCTTGCTTCTACCCATGACGGCTCTAAGTCAAAGCCAACTCCTGCCTCAACAAACCACGCTGCACGTAATGTTTCAGGCAAGATATCGATAATAGCAGTTGTTGCATTCGGCAGGAGCCAAATGTCTGCCTCAATGTCTGTCGAAGAACTGACAGCAGCCTCAACTATTAGAGTATCATTCACCAGACGTACCTGATCACTCATCACAACGGCCTCTACAGCGTCGAGCATTTGTTTATCTGGGATGCCACCGTTTTCTTTGGATAGAACGGCTATGTGGATAATAGGTAGAAGTCGTTCACGGTACACGACGACTGACTTCACACGAACATCAGCACGACGGGCAGCAGCAGCATACCAATGTGCTGATCCACCAGTGGATCGGCCTTTTACTTCTATATGTAAGCGGTCACGGAAGTCCTCATCCTCTTCACCCTCCATACGGTCGACACCGTAAAATACTGCAAGGTGATTTAGATCGTTTCCGGTCGCGAATGCTAAAAGATTGCCTTTAGCCGCATCATTGATGCGAGCGCGAAGAAGGACTTCACGATAAGAGGCGACTTGCATCAATTTATTAGCGAGTGCGCTTTCCAATTGAAGAACGGGTTCTATTTCTGGAAAAAGCTCAATTAGCTCAGTTTGGAGGTCAACGAGAATATTTTCATAATCTATAGCTTCAATGACTTCAGGCTGCCCGATATTGGTAAGATTAATCATGAAATAACCAACCCTTTGCCAATTGCACCGTTAGCGGTTATGCGCTTCGCACCGGCCGATGTATAGTTTCCGATTAATGCAAGAGGGCGATAATCGCCGTCAATCTGCACCTGAAATTTGCCGTCTCGGCCAACTGAGAGAGGCATTATTTTTGTGATCTTAAAACGCGGCTCCCATTGGTCGATTGCCGATGTGATAGCTGCGAAAAAATTGACGATTGTATCGTGCGTTATATTCTCACCGAGCAGTTTAGGAACGAGTGAACCGTACCACTCGCGCATAATCCGTTCGCCGAAATAGGTCGAAAAGATATCGCCGATGCACTGCTCAACATGCGCCCAGCCGACGATTAATTCGCCGGTTACTCGGTTGAGATCGACGCCAAGGGCTGCGTTTCTTTCCATGCCGGTGCCTCCAAGGTTTCTCCGGCTTTACGCCGCTTTGTCTTTTTCTCTGGGAGAGCCTCGGCCTCAGCACCATCGCGAGCGAGAACAATAGTTCCGAGAGCCAGTTCATAGGCTGCCTGATTGTCCGAAAGCACTATCCGGCCGCTATCCGGCTTGCGCTGGCCTACGACGTAGCGACCGGCGCGCTCGGTGACGAGATAAGTCTTTTTCATCGCTGCCTCTTTAATTCGATGGGACGGCAGTGTTAGAGCCGCCCGGAGAAACGCCGCCATGTACGTGATCGGAACCTATGTTCTTTTCATCGTGCTTGACCGTTCCTCCCTTCGTTTCAACGCCATTACCGCTAATCGCATGAGTGATACCGCCGACTGTAAAGAAAGCCCCATCTGCGGTCAGCGATACGATGAAACCGCCGACGGTTATGCGCAACTCATCGCCGCGAAGTTCAATTCTGAAATTGCCAAATGTCAGGACGTTTTCATCGCCTTTCTCACTCGGCGACTTATTGCTGTCGCTCCATGTCATAGGCAGCGCAAGACCTTGGCGAAAATCTCCTGATCCGTTCAAGACCGTCATTTGCTGCCCCTTTGACGGAGGAGCGTGAACCTTTAGAGCGCCCGCCGTTTGAGCATACGGGATCGGAGGGGAGAGAAACGGTTCCTCGTCCGTCCCGCCAATGCGGAGACGGACGGTACCACCTTTCGGTTCAACCTCGTGAACGGTTCCCTGCGAAACCATGCCGTCGAAACGCCGCTCGATCTCTGCCGTTCGGCGGAGCAGATCGGCAAGGAATTGATCAAGCCTCATTTCTCCGCCCCGTCAATTTCGTTTGCCCGCCGCTCATCAATCGTAAACTCGTCTGTAAGGTCAATGGCAGAGAGAGGGACAATTTCGTCGATTTTAATTGGGTTTGTGCCGATAATCTCAGCAACGTCGTCGGCGATGCCGAGGTGCCCGCGAGCGATCTCCCACGGCATATAGTCGCCGCCTGTGATTTCGGCTTCGATAAGCTTCGCGACACCGGCATAGTCGGCGTCGCCCTTCATGGCGGTTAGTATCTTTTCCCATGCGCCACCCTCACACGGGGTCTCTCCCGGCGTCGGTTCGTCTATGTGATCAAGAGAATAGATATATTGCCGCGCAGCATAACGGACGCCGTTTTCCTCGTCTGCGCCGCGTCGGCTTGAAATCGAATGAACATTCGTCACAAGGGTGCGCCAAATATTTCCCCAATTCCCACCGTCTGCGGAAAGAGCTTTCGCAATCTGCCAGCCGATCAGGCCGACGGTTGCCTCAAGCCCTGCATCGCTTGCAGGGATAGTAATAACTTCGGTCTTGTCGCCGTTTTCGACTTCGACCTCGATTTTCTGCGTAACGGCGATCTCGATCACAAGCTCAAGCTTATGATTGCCCGCGCGCAAGCTCTTGCCCGTAATGTCGATATTGTCGTCGTCCGTGGTGACGATAATAACCGGCTTGCTCTCGTTTCTCGCAACGAGATTTACCGGATTAATCTTGCTGTCAAAGACCCGATCCTCGGCGAATGTCCGCCCTTTAAGGGCGCGGATTGTTGCAAAGCGAACGGCAAGGGCTGTAAGGCTCATCGGTTACCATCCAGAACAAGAGAAACAATAATATCGCCACGGTCGGAGCTTGCCGGTGCGCGAGACACTTTGTAAGGCGGCTCACTCGGCCGCTCAATCATGCGGACGCGATCCCCTTCGCGAAGTTCGTACGAGATTGCGGCATACACTTCGGGGCGGAGCCATATAGCCGCGTCTCTCTGCGTAAATCGCGTTGTCGTGTTGATCTTCGAGCCTTGCCGCGAGCCGTCGAGAATATCCGTTTTCGGCGTGAGCGCGATGATCGCATAAACCTTAACAATTTTGCGGGAGGGGTCGGTGAGGTCAACAGAAAGCTCGCCCTGTATAAGCGGTTCAATCTGTACGACCTCACCAAACTCGCGTTGCACCGCCCTAAAGGCGGTGCGTGCTGCGAGACTGTTTAAGCGCATGGCGATTACCGCTTGCCGCGCAAGAGAACCTTCGGACGCGTGCAATATTGCAGCGCGTTCATCTGAGTATCCAGATTAATACCCTTGTCGTTCTGCATACGGTACTGCTTGGTATAGAGACGCTGACCGATTGTATTTACTGTGTCGATGTAATCGGCAGGTGCAAACGCAGTTTTAAACAGCCCCGGAACACCGGTCGGGAAGAAGTTCGCTTTATCGCTTTCGATGAAGGTTTTTCCCTCAATGATACCGCCGCGATAGTTTTCCCAGACAATGCCACCAAACTCAAAGATGCCGTAGCTTGAACGGTTCGGGCCGATATAGCCCTCGCGCAGAATTTGAGCTTCCGACCAGCCTTTAAAGGTTTCGCGAACTTCCGGATGCGAGAGCAGATCATCAAAGAAATCATCACCGACAAAAGAATGAATACCGGTGAACGGTACGCCGCCAAGAATGTCAGACATTTTGCGGACGATTGAAGCGCATTTCTTACGGAGGATACCCTCGGCAGGGTTCGCGGCAGCGAGGGCGAAATCGATCTCGTTTTCCTGCTTAACGCCAAACTCGTGAAACAAATTAAGCGTTGTGCCATCCGCATAGGTAACGATACCCTTTACTGCACCGAGGCGGGCATGTTCTTCGGTGACAGCAAAATTAATGACGTGGGTTTGTTGGCGCTGACCGACTTTCGTCATAACGGTTTCGAGTGCACGCTCGGTTCCAAAGGCACGAACGCCTTGTACTTCCTCTGCATACACCGCATCGTTAATTTCGAAATGCGGGATGATCAGAGAACGCAAATCGCGTTTTTCTTTAGCGATTGTCGTACCCGGCGCACCACGAGGGGTCGGAGGTACGATAGTCAGAATATCGCCCTTCTTTTCAATGGCGATTGTCGTTGTATCGACGCCGCTACCGGTGAAAAGTCCCATTTCGCCAATGCGGCCCGGCTTGTATTTCAGTTCATTGATTGCGTCGGTCAGATTGGCAACCGAGAACGCATCGTTATTAAAAATATCCAACATCTGCGATGTCTCCAAAAGAAAAAATTACGTCGAGACGTTGGAGCGTCAGCGAACGAGAATACCGACGGAGGCGAGATCGGCGGTTGCCGCTGCCTTCTGTTCGGCGGTTACGTCTTCCGGCCAAGCGAGGCACTGGCCGTTCACTTCGGCATCGCGGAAAATCGCGGCGATCTTGACGGTTTCACCAGCACCGGTAACGGCCGGATAAATGGCGACCGCTACAGCCTTTTCGCTGCCGTCGTCGCCTTCCGGATCATATGCGACGGCGTGGTAATCGCCCGGTGTTTCAACGCCGACATCGATATCAAAGCTATCGCCCGCAGCGAAAGCCGTCGCGCCCGCAGTGATCGTAAACTTGATTTCTTTGTTGAACGCTGTCCCAACGGTCGCGTTTCCGAGACTTGCTCCGGTCGGGCTTGCTACGGCGAAAACCGTGTCCGAGGCCGCGGTCGCGGTATAGGTGCCGTTCTTTGCTTTTGAAGAAACGGCCGGTGAAGCCATATCCAGAGTACCGTTACCGGTGTTACCGGAACCCGCCGCGACCGAGGTCGTAACACCGCCGTCTTGCGCGAGCAAAGCCAAGAGAGCGCCCGGGTCGATCTTCTGGTTTTCGCCAATGGTGACGCCTTCACGGGATCGCTGGCCGTTGGCCTCGTTCAAAATAAATTCTCCCGCGTGGCGCGGTTCGTTGAACACTTTAGACATTGTTCAAATTCTCCAATAAGAGGGATTAATCACAGCGGATCGCGTGCGCCTGAAGGCGCGCTCGCGATCACATACCGGCGTTCAGTTTGCTCGTGACCTTGCCCCACGACGCTTTCGTCTTTTCGGCGGAGGTCTGCGGTTGGTCTGCTTTCGGGTCGAAAGTTACAAGGCCGCCAGATGCTTCGCTTGAGCGCGGACCTGTCGGCTGTGGCTGCTGCTGTTCGCTTTCCGTGGTCTGCTCAGTTGTCGAGGCAGTCAGGCCAGCGAGAGCGCCTTTCACAACATCAGCCGACAGGTCGGTCGTAAATGCGAGGTGAGCCGCCGAGGCTTCGCGGCCTTTTGCTTCCGGCAGGTTCAAAATCGCCTGAATACGGCTACGTTCTGCCGTTGCACCAATCTTTTCGCCTTCCTTGCGCGCAGCTTCAATCTGTTCATTTTCCATCTTTGCAGTCCTTCTGTTGGTTGTTGGCGAAGGGCTGCGCCCTGCCAGTTCTGCGATTACCGCCTCGTAAGTGCCGATGCGATTAGCCATTCCGGCCGCTACTGCGGCCGATCCGATAAGTACGTCGCCACCGCCAAATTTGGCGATCACGTCGTCGGGCTTCACCCCTCGACCACTTGCAACCGTGGCGATAAAAACGTCTGCGAGAGCATCAATCGTGTTTTGAATACGTGCTTTGCCCTCATCTGTTGAAAGGTCTGTCCGTTTGCCGGGAGACTGCGAGGAAATGAACTCTCGCCGTCCAGCTTCCGCGTCTTTCTTACTCGTGTCCTGAAAGGCCGCACGAACGCCGATAGACCCGAGGATCGCAGTTTCAGCGATCACTATCTCGGTAGCCTGAGAGGCAAGCCAATATCCGGCCGACGCCGCCGATCCGCCGACATAAGCGATAATCGGCTTTACAGCCTTGCCTGCTCTGATCGCTTTCGCCAACTCGTCAACGCCGGTCACTTCACCGCCCGGTGTATCGAAATTGATGATGATTGAACGATACGAGGGATTATCGAGAGCGGCTTGCAGATCGCGAGCCATAATGTCGTACGAAGTTGCCCCCGAAATCGACGTGAAAAGGTTCGCGCGGCGGAACAACGGGCCGCGCGCCTCAATGATTGCGACCGATCCCCGCTCATGCAGGCGCTCGGCTGTGGCTACATGTTTTGATCGGTACGCTTCGAGCGCTTCGATAGAAACATTATTTTCACGGGCGGCAACAGAGAGGACGAGCTCCAGCCCTTCGGCTGTAATCGCCCATGGCTCCGCAAGCGCCGCCTGTAAGGCACGCGTTTCGGGCATAGACTTTTCCTTTGAGGTGTTAGTACCGGCGCGAGCCGCCTCGGATCGCGAAGCGGCGATTGAGAGGCTTTAAGCCCTGCAATTCTCGGCATGCGTCTTCCGCGTCCATCATTTCACGGCGGAGCATTGAAAGGTTTCCTTGCATCACAGAGGTTTGAACCTCCTGCTCATTATCGCCATGTCGGAAGCGGACACGCTGCGCAGAGCCGCCCGCAAGCCGGTCATAATAGGCATTTCTCAACGCCTTCGCGCGTTCACAAGGATTATTCCAATCGATAACGACCGTGTCAGGGTGGCCGATTACGTCGTCCGTCATCGTCTCTCGTCCTCTGTAACCAGTTTGTCGCCGATAGGGTCGGGCGTCATTGTATCGCCGTCCGGTAATCCTAGCCTTTCCCGTTTCTTCGCCTCGCGGGAACGCTGCTCATAAACGTCATCCACATCGACGCCGAGATCATTGCAGATCATTTCGTCGGTCATGACACCCATGCGTTTATAAACCTCGTGAGCTTTGGCAGCTTTGAGGTCGTCGGCCTGCGGTCTGGCTGGGCCGCGCCATTCAGCGGAACAAGCCGCAGAACGCTGAGCGAAGAAGGCAGCCAAACCACCGGTAAAAGGGACATTCCCTGCCTCTATCTCTTCCTCAAGCCATGCCTCGTAAACATGCTGTAGGAAGCGACCGCTAATATTTTGCCGACGCGCGAGAACGAGAGGCCATTTCTCGGCTGTCGCCATACGAACAGACGAGTATGTCGCGCCGGTATAATCACCGGTGAGCGTTTCAACCGTCATGCTGAGGCAGGTCGCAATTTCGCGGAGGAGAAACTTGCTGAATGCCTCGTATGTATCATTCGGATGCTCAGACCGGTTCATTGTCAGTTTTTCGCCGGGAAACAGGTGCGCAATCCGCCCGCCTGATCCGAGGTCGATTTTGGTCTGCTGATACCAAGCCTGTTTAAATCCGAATAACGTCTCGGCCTGCGATCCGCTGCTTTCCTGCTCACCTTCGTCGCGAAGAGCATTCAGCAGAGCCTCGGTCGGTGCCTCGCTCTCGATTGTCGCCGCAAACACTGCCTGAATAAGTGCGGCTGTAAGTGTTGCGTCCGCAAGCTGGTCATACTGACGGAGAACGCGGAGAACGGGAGCAAGAGGCGTAATTCCTCGCGTTTGACCCGGAGCGCCTTCAAAAACATGAACCACTTGCGGCCGCCCCGTGCTGTCGCGGGCGGCGATATCAACCTGATCTCGGAAAATGCTGTTTTTCGTGAAGCGGTAGGCGAGAGGAAAACCGAAATCGTCCATGCGGACGCCCTGAAACATACGGGACATTGTGTCCGTATCTTGCACGAGCCGGTGCGGTAAAACGAGTTGAACCTTTGTCCGCGTCATTGACACGTCGCGGCGGATCGACGGGAGCAGGCTAATCGCCTCGCCATAAGCGAAATTGGTCTTGAGAACCATCGCAGTTAACTGCCCCATGGTATGCTTACCGGCCGCGTCGCACTCGACGGGGTTTTCTGACCAGAGTATCCAGCGACGGGCTACGAGGTCGATCCATTCTTCCGTTTGCTTCTCATCCCATCCAAGAACGGTTTGATCCGGCGTTGGGTTTAAGCGAAGACCAGTTCCGATAGTTGTCGCAACAGCTTGATTGACCGCCCCAGCAATCCAGCCAGAGTTTTGCAGAGCTTCAATCGCACGAGCTGCGGCCTCAATATATGCTGTACGCACGTCTTCACGGGCGTCCCTTAAAGCAGGACGCCACGCAAAAAGTGCCGCAGCTCCGCCGCTTCCCGGAGACCGGAAATACTGCGCGGAGTGCTGTGGTGAAGACGGTTGGACTACGCCTAATACCGACCCGTCAGTTCCGACGCGAATGCGCGGTTTTGTTGGTGCATTCATCATCACAACCCATTAAATCGAGCAGCAAATTGCGAGATGCGGTCGAATTTCTTCTCCACCTCAGAACTTGGTGCTCCGTTTGCATCAGGAACCGGAATGGTCGGCCCCGCTGTATCGTCTTCATTCCTCCGTCGTGCGTTCGGACTTAGGCGGTGAGCGTTAAGCTGGTAGCCAGCCGCCGCCGCCAAAGCCTCACAGTCGAGATAGTGGTTTTCACGGGAACGCTGCACCCAGACTGGCGTACCGGTCGGGGAGGTGATTCGCGCTTCGCTTACTATCTGCTGGCAATAATCATCCGTTGTTTCCTCATGCAGTCGCCATGCGCCGAGGCTATCCAAAGGGTAGCGGATGCGTTCATGCACCCAACTTTTCCAGTGGTCAGTATCGAGCAAATGCAGAGTAAGCCCATATTTTGAGGTCTTACCGTCGGCCTTTACTTCGATTTTCGACTGAATAATCGGGCGGGACTGTGTTCGTCTCCCTTTGGTCGGGAAAACAAAACGAGGAAAACGCCGCGCAAACGAATAGACGCGGTGTTCAGGAACGGCAAATTTCTTGCCTGGACGGAAACCACTATCAACGAACGCAAGCCGTATCGGCAGGCCGTCGATAGGCTCTGTGAGCAGATCGGCGAGATCGTCCCATACCTCTTGTTGAGAAGTATCGCCCCAGAGGTCGCCACTATCGACAAGCCATGACGTTGCACGCGCGCCCCACGCTCGAATGACGAACGGAAGGCGGTTTTTCTGAACGTCGACACCGGCCGTCAAAAAGACAGCCTGATCTGGGATAGTCCGAGGAAGATACGGAGCCTTTAGGTTCGCCACCTCCTGCCACTCTGGCACGTCACCTCCGCCCGGCGTGTAGACCTCCCCGAAACCTGCATTGATTGCCGTCTGCACCTTGCCAGTCTCACCAGAGGCGAGGGCTTTAAGATACGTTTCGGCACGTTCTCCGAACGATACGAACGGAGACGCAAGACCCGAAACCCAGAATGACAATGTTGTGGTGTCGGGAGGATCACCGGCGACGTTACCGTCGACGTCGACAGTTTGCCCCGGCGCAACGAATACGCCGGTCGCGTTCATGGTTTCCTTGTGAATATCCTCAATAACGCATCCATTACGAGGGCACTCGATAACAGCCTCTCTACGAGCTTGTGCCGGAGTTGCCGTCTTCGGCCACGATAGGCATTTAAACCGAGGGACAAACCACTCGCGGCAGTGCGGGCATTGCCATGTCCAGTGGTGGCGAGTGCCTTCCTGCCACAGCCGCCAAATAGGTGAGGCTACGTCGTCAGGATTGACCACCCCCCAAAACTCAAGGCCGCTGTCTTCGTCCATTTCAGTTTCGACCATTCCTTGCGAGGGCGTGGAGGTTATGCCGGTCATGAAGTCCGCATATGTGATGCCGCGAGCTTCGACGAGGCCGAGCGGATCGCCTTGTCCTTTGATGTTTGCGGCCATTTCGTCGTATTCATCGATGAGTGCTAGTCCGGCAGGGTCGGACTTGAGGGCGGTTGAGGATCCGGCATGGGCGAGGCGCACGGTAACGCCAGCAACTCGCTTGAGCGTCTTTTTCATACGTTTACCGCGAGCGAGCTTCCGCTTTAGTTTCGGAGCTTCATCGAACAGCCCCATGAGGCGCGGTTCAAACTGGTCGTTAAGAAACTTTTCGGAAGGGCCGACGTAAAGGATCGGCACCGGTCGCGTGTCGCACCGGAAGCCAATAACATCTAGAATTGTTTCTGTCTTACCGCTCTGCGCGCCTGTGACAAGGACGTTTCGCGTGTAGCGAGGATCATCAAAACCGCGCGCATACGGGACAATGTACGGAGTATAAAAAGGATCGCGCTGTCCGGGCTTTCCTGATGTAGGAGGGTAGACGCGATTGTCCGCCCCCCATTGGTCAGGCGTCGTCTTCTCCGTCGGCTCCCAGAGGATCGCGGCCAGATCGTAAAGCCTCGCCCGCTTCTCTGAACTTGCCTTGTGATCGAGCAAACGCCCCATTTAAACCCTTCTCAATCTCCACGCGCAGTTTCACGTCGCGCGTCACCGCTGCCGGTATTCCGGAAAGTTCTGCGCGTAATGTTGCAAAAACACTTGAGACGACGGCTTCAACATCGTCCATTTCGACGAGACGGCCTTCCTCTTTCCCGATCCGGAGCTCGACCTCTCTTTGCCGCGCGGCCTTGAGGCCGCTGTCGGCGGCGGATTTTGATGCTTGTTTTTCTTCGTCTTTCAAAAAGCGAATGTAGCCTTGAACAGCATCGGTTACGGCATATTTGCCTTTGCCAATTCTGGGGATGTAACCTGAGTTCACAAGCTGCCGAATGCGCTCAGTTGAGAGCATAAGTAAACCGGCTATTTGCGCGGCTGTGATAGTGAAATCCTTAATGTCGGACATTCCTATTTCCCGTCGTTTCCAGCATGGCGAACACCAACACCAACCGCGAATTTAGAAATCTCAAAATTGTTCATATTCCGGGCAGCAGCGTGCCCGCACAGCTTGCCTATGGGGTAAGGTACCTTTTCTTTACCCCTTCACGTCGCGATACAGAGGCGCACAGAGCGGTGAAGGCAGACGAATGGCTGGATGCAGCTGACTGCACTCTGCTCGCCAGCGGCCTTTCTTGTGGCTTTCCCTCTAGCGCCTAAGCTACCACTTGAACAGGCGCATGAGTTCGTGCTCAACGCGCTTCATGATAAACCCGTCGACTTGCTTCCACTTAGCTACGGTTGGATCTTTGGTGATCTCTCTCGCAATATTGGGACCGAACAGCGGTTCGACTGGCCCGCGTTCTGGACTGGTACGTTTATAAACCTTGCCATCATAAGCAGACACGATGAATGTGGATTTGAAAACTCGGCGCTGTTTCCAAGGCGCAGCGCTTACGCCTTTCTTACCTTGCCTTGCTGCGAAGAGATTGAGGTTCATCTCATTACCAGTCGCTTCAAGAGTGTAGGAAAGTTTATTCGGGTTAGCCCGTTTTGTTTCAACGGCCTTATTAATTAAGCCGTATTTAATTCCTGTCTGGCTGACAAGGGAACGCTTGACCTGTGTCCGCGCCATGTCGCCGCCTCGGTTAAGGGCATTTGCAAATATACGTTTAGCTTTTCCCTCACCTGCGACGTTCAGGGCTTTGCCAAAGTTCTCATAAACGCCGTCTTTTGTGATGACGATATCACCGGACATAACTATTCACTCCCCTCATCTTTGGACAATAAAAAACCCCGACAGGAGGGGAAACTGTCAGGGTTCACTAATGCTGTCAGAGTTTATAAATTGAGGACATGTTGCAACCAATAAAAATGTTGCGAAAACAGAGTTATATTTTTTATTAGACTTTATTGATTGAAGTTATTGCCAGATTGGTCAGCTTGTTATTTGTCGCTTTTTCTTGGTCAAGTATCTCACTTAGCAGCGTATGCGCTTCATCATAACCAAGTTGCTTTGCCCATTCACGCAATGAGCCATAACGAGCAATCTCATAATGCTCAACTGCTTGGCAAGCCGCCAGCAATCCCGCATCCAATGCAGTTCCGCTAGCTTCTTTTATAAGACCGTCGGTTTCTTTTATCAGCCCTTCGATGGCATCGCATTTTTCGCCTTCGGCTTTAACGCCGATTGATTTAAAAACCTTTTTAAGTGTTTCAATCTGGCCTTTAGTTTCTGCAAGATGATCTTCCGCAGCGCTTTTCAATTTCGCATCTTTTGCTGCTTTTGCCACATTGGGTAGCGCCTTAGTTATAGCAGCTTCTGCGTAATAAACATCCTGAAGTGTATGCACAAAAATATCTGATAGTGATTTCATAACAGTTCCTCCTTCAATAGAGGAGAAACGGCAAGGCCACCTTATTGTTCCGAACACAAATTGTGTACTGGTAGCGACACATGTCATTAGTAAATATATGATCGAGCTATTTGACAATAAAAAAGGCCGGGGCAATTCTGCACCGACCTTCCTACTCATCATTTAATTTCCAGTGCCAGTACATCCGTGGTCAAAGGTTTAAATTGATGAAGACGTTTGCGAGCGCTGTGAGAAACGCGCTGCATAGCAACGTCTATGAAATCTATATAGATAGCGATTGTGTTCTAAACAAGGATACAAACGAGTTTTTTTAATGCTGCTGTACCCAGTTAAGATTACCAGGGGCAACTCCTACCTCTGATGCAACCTTAATCGCTCGTTCCTTCAACTCCTCTGGAACCTCTGCTGTGCGTGATAAAACCCAAAAATATTTAGGGCTTGAGCCAACGATAATAGCCCAGCGATAATCCTCATCCAGATCTACGATATTATAACCACCATAGAACGGACCGAAGAAAGAAACTTTGAGCGCCCCCTCGTGCTCATTTCGCACAAAAACGGCAGTTCCTGAAGCTCGTTTATGTCTGCCAGATATCTCGTCGATACCGCTATTCAATACATTTACAGAGCCATCACCGTTAAGAGTGTATTCGGCTGTGGTTTTAATCAGGCCTTTTTCAAAACGGTTATCTACACGAGCAACCTCAAACCACTTCCCAAGATATCGGTTTAGCTCGAAACCCGTGACAGGCGTAACATTATCAGGAATTTGAGGATTACCTGCTTTATATAATTTATATCCTGCGAATATACCAAGTGCAGCCAGTAATAGCTTTTTAGCGCTCATAACAAACTCCTGTCAGTTATATTGTGAACGCATATGGGTGTTGAGAGTTCCGCAATCTACAGCTTGAAACAAAAAAGGAAGCATTATTTCTGGGTGATTTATTCGAATAAAATCGCGCTGCGAACAGATTGAACCAATTGCAACTGACACTCTCAGGATGGTGTTTTTAGTGTTCATACAGGCATTTGTCGTCATCATTTTGTTATTCAAATAAAAACCCCGCCATTTCTGACGGGGAAATTAGTTCATAAAAGGCCGTGAACTTTTAAAATTTATAGTTCACACCAACTCTTATTGTATGAAATGGCGTTTTTGATGTTACATTTACATCGGCAGCCTCACTCGAGAGCGTGAATTTTGTTTTCCCTAAATCAGTATAGAGATACTCGCTTTTCAATGTCCAATGGTCTGTGAAGGCATACTCTGCACCAGCACCAACAGTATAGCCTACACGAGTTTTAGAGTTTGAGAACCCTACAGTCTCGCCTCCTCCGCTAATGGAGCCATAGGTTTTCACTTGACCATAAGCAACACCACCAGTCGCATATAGCATGAAGCGTTCAGTTGGCAGATACCCCAAACGAACTCGGGTAGTTCCCAACCAACTTATCTTGCTCCCGGCTTCGAATCCAAACACATCATCAATACTACCGGAAATCTCGCCTTTTAAATTTGATGCCTGTATGTCTGTTTCAATACCAATAACGGTTCTATCAAACTGCCAATTATAACCAGCCTGAATACCGCCGATGAATCCACTGGATGTTACGTCAACAGAGGTATCAATGCTTGAAGGGCTAGGAGGAGCCATTGCAAAAATTAAAGGTTCGGGCTCCACAGGATCCGGTTCAAGCTCTGGCTCTGTGGGGTTAACCGGCGGTACAGGCTCTGTAGGAACAACTGTTACTGGATGCTTGAATTTTCCTCCAGCATAACCCGCATTGATACCGATATAACCGCCAGTCCATGAGAACGTATCTGGGACGACAGGGGCAACCGGTTCACTTACAACAACAATGTCTGCAGCATACGCTGAAGAAGCCCAAGATATCCCTAAAAAGCAAATAAATAGTTTTTTCATTTTATCACCTTTGAATGTGCCAGCCATTCAAAGATTCAATTTTAAAAACTACAAACAACAACCATTTTGTCGCAGCAATAATATTAAAATAAACATAATTTAGAAATTAACCATAATATATTTATATCATATAATTACAAGCATATTTATATTTGAATACAACACATTTTATAAATTAGACAAATATAAAACAAAAACTATACTAAAAAAATCACAATAAATAAATGACGAATCACTCTTCATTAACCACTTCAACCGAGCTGTAATTTCACTTCAATTAAGAACAAATTATACAACAAGAACACCCCCTCAAAAATGTATCGACAGCATAAAAACCGGTCATATTTTTCATCCACGAGACAATAAAAACCCCGCCGTAGCGGGGCTTCTTACAAGCGTTTGATGATCATTTACGATCTGATTAGCCTGCCACCCCAAATGAGTATGCATGCACCTACAAAACCAGCTACAAGATAGCCAAGCCAACCACCGAATGAAACTCCAACGAGACCAAACAGAAAGCTGGCAATCGAAGCGCCAATTATTCCCAATATGATGTTGAGAAAAATACCTGTATCGCTTTTCATAAAGTTTGAAGCGATCCAACCAGCCAAGCCGCCGATAATAATTGCAGCAATCCAACCAATTCCTGCGTCGTCCATATAACCCTCCATTCTATTAGGTGATATCTAACGAATTAGGACGATAAGTTTTTTCATCAAGAGTGAGGTTTAGTCATGGATATATTATATATTCTTGTCGCCTTTTTTGGGCTGCTTCGCATTGTAACGGGATGCCCTAGTTGATTGGTTTAGCCAACGTATAACAAAAGCAGTCTTTTAACGCATCTCTTATTGAAATAACGATATCCGGTTCCACCTCATGACGGAACAACAACCGATGCATTATTAATAAGTTTTCGCACACTTATGAAGTCTATGCATAAGCACATGCAATCAAAGATATTGGCTCAGCATAGCAATAGTGTCATTGTTTCATTTGATATCACTCGGAAACCGAAGGTACTAAAATAATGATGACTGTACGCAGATTAACCCCTGCTGAGTGGCCGCATGCTTTCCCTATTATCGCTCAACTCCGTTCTCTTGATGAAGCTGAGTTTCTGACCAGAGTAAAACGTCAGTCTTATTCCGGGTATGAACTGGTCGGCGCATTTAAAGACAGTGTACTCATCGGAGTAATCGGAATGAGACCGGTTCATACGCTTACCAGAGGCTCACATCTGCATATCGATGATCTTGTTGTTGATACCCAACTGCGAGGAACCGGCGCAGGGCGCTTGCTTCTGGAATATGCGGAGAAAGACGCGAAGGCACGTGATATGACAGCCATGTTTCTGGATGCCAGAAAAGAAGCCATACCATTCTATGAAGCACAAAACTTCGTTTATCACACAGCACCTTCTATGAAGAAGCCGATCTAAAAAGAGGCAGCCGTTAAGCTGCCTCTCTCATTTCCGGTCTATGGCTTGGTTTTGCGCCTTCATCCATCCAGTGCATGACTGTTGCCATCTTACCCAAATCTATACCCGATTTTGGCAGCATTGGCGACACCCTTGACCAGTCAGGGCATTGTAAGGATTGATCTTTTTTCCAGATGATCGCCGTTATATCAATAATCTGAGCATCTAATCGCCGCTCTGCTGTCCGACGAACACGACCAGTTTTTTCACAGAATGAGCGGAAAGAGCCCATCTTTTTCGGTGCAGCCATGCACATTCCATACTGTGAGAGTATCAATCGGCGCTCATCATCCAGCACATATTCAGGCATCCAGCAGTATAAAACCTCCTCGGCGCGACTGATTGCTTTGCTGGTAGGCACATATCTGGTGCGGGTATCATTGCGACCATAACCAACAGAATGCCCACCGATAGTTTCATCCTGATAGGTCGGCCAGAATGTCCGCATTGCTGACGGACGGATCATCCCCACATTCAAATGCAACATCGTGTCTGCGGCCTCAATGATCCGCGCACGAACCACAAATGAGAGCTCCATTATGAGCGCTGCGTTTTCGTTCAGCTGATCAAAGGTCAAGGCGGATTTCTGGTTCATCAAGTATGACCTCCAATTGCTTGTAAATTAAAGTTCTCAATGTCGGCCGCACCGGCCATGGTCGCCGCGCTACAGCTTCACCGCGCAAAACGCCAAGAGGAACCCTATCGAAGGCATCAAGCGCGTCACCGGCTCGTTCTGCCCAATCTGGCCGCTGTATAAGCACATCAGAGATTGCCCCGATGGTTTCCGACCATAGCTCGTCTCGATTATTGTTGGTCTGCCGTATGCAGCGCAACACAAAGATCAGGTGTCCATCACCATAGCTGTTCCGGATTTCATGCATGGTGCCTCGGGCATGGCTCTGCGCGGCAGCACGGCGGCGATAGATCGGCACCAGCTTAATACCCAGACCATCCAGAAGCGTATCAAGTTTTCCTTTTGCCATTGCCCACCATCAGAACATTGCATCGAAAGCAGCTTGTGCTGTTTCTTCCTGCGGTGAACGGAACACGGTATATTCCGCATCGAACAGGATTTCAGCATCCTGATTAGGCTCGCCACGGCGGCGCTTGTGATTGATCACCACAGCTTTGCCGCGACTAGCATCATACTTGCGGATCAACTCGTCTCGGCGCTCTTGGTGCATTTCCTGCGGGATCAGCTCTTTATAGAGCGGTTCCGGCCGATAAAGAGAAAACCACACATCAAGGTTTTGCTTCACACCACCGCCGCCATAAGCATCACCCATCATTGGACGAATGTTGCCTTTGGCTTTCCACCGGCCTTTCCATTCTTCATTACGCTGGATCAGGATAACGATTGCAACATCGAGCGACTTGGCCAGTGCTTTAAGCCCACGATACAGAGCATTCACACGCTCGGCGAACAGCTCATTGGATTTGCCCGGAAGATTGATCATCTTGGCATGGTCTATAATAACCAGATCCAGACCGGCTGAGCGCTTCATCGCTTCCATCTTGATACGAATGTCAGACAGGGTACAGTCAGAGAACGCCACGATATCAAATGGCAGGTTCATGGATTTCAAAAGTTCAGCTTCAATGCTTCCCTGCTCTTTCGTATTCAGCGAATAAGAATCCAACCGGCCAAGACTGATCCGGCTTGCTTGTGCTGCTGCTTGTAACGCTGCTTCCTCATCCGTGATCTCAATGGAGAAGAATGCTGACTTAAAGCCGGCTGTTGCTGCATGCCGACACTGTTGCAGGCTAAAGCTGGTTTTGCCGCCACCACTATCCGACATGAAGCCGATTAGATTCCCGCGGCGAATTTCACCGGCCACTTGCGTAATCTCTGGCAGGAACCACGGGATAAGCGTAATCTGCTCAAGACTGGCCTTTGCCACCCGTTCAATCGCCTTTGGCAACAACACACCGTATTTCATGGAACCGGCACGTTCATCGCCTTCACGGGAGATTTCAGTCAAGCGGTCTGCGGCACTTGCAATGAGTTTTGCGGGATTGGCATCAATCGGCATGGATACCGTCTGATCAATCAGAGACTGTGCCAGCATATAAATCTGGCGACGTGACCAGACTTCCAGAATACCCCGTCCCCAATCATAGACACTCATATTGCCAACAGCTTCACTCGAGAGCCGGATAAGGTACTGATACAGGTTCAGCTCATCGCTGATTTTCAATTCCGCATTGATATAAGGCTTGAGCGTCACAGGATTAGCAGTGCGCCCCTCGCTAATCATCTTTGCTGCTTTGGTATAAACATCAGCATGATGCTCATTTGAGAAATGCTCAGGCTTCAAAAAACCGGCAACGCGCCAATAAGATGCATTATCCAGAAAGATACTACCAAGCAGATATTGCTCGTGCTCAATCGCATCAGGCAGCTTTGGCTCTATATTTGACTGGTGATAAGTCATGCTGCAGCCCTTTCATAAAAAGGTACTTGATAATATTCAGCATTTCGTTTGAGTGACCTTAAACGGGGAGCAGAATCATGTCTTGGAATTTTGAACGTGGTCGAATTTATAACCGGCGCGAGGATATTCACGCTCGGTTTAAAGGGCAGCAACAAGGTGGAATTATCACCCCAGCAGATCATGCTCTCGTTATAATTGTTACGGGTGAATCCGGTGAGGAGCATGGGTATTCTGACCGTTGGCGTGCAGACGGTGTCTTTGAATACTTTGGTGAGGGCCAAGTTGGCGATATGCAGATGCATAAAGGCAACGCTGCAATAGCTAATCATTCCATGAATGGTAAAAGTTTGCTTCTTTTCACAAAAACGAAGCACGGGCTGCGCTTTGAAGATGAGCTCATCTATGAATCTCATCATATTGAAGATGCACCAGATCGAGAAAAAAACATCCGCAAAGCAATAGTTTTTGAACTCCGTCCTATTGGCAATGTTCTTGAAGTTGTTGATCATGAAGATGTGCTGATAAGCGATCTCGACAAGCTGAGAGAAAAAGCATTCGCCTCGGCTAACTTTACCCCTGGTAAAAAAAGCGTAAGCACCACTGTTTTCGAGCGCAGTCGTGACGTTCGTGATTACGTTGTTGCGCGCGCAAAAGGTCATTGTGAGGGATGTACAGAACCGGCGCCATTCAAACGAGCCAACGGTGTACCATACCTGGAGCCACATCATATCCGTAGATTGACCGATGGTGGACCGGACGACCCAAGACATGTCATTGCACTCTGTCCGAACTGCCATCGTCGAGTACATTCTGGAGCGGACGGAACCGCATATAATCTCACGCTCGCTAACAAGATGCCGACGATTGAGATCAAGTAAATGAATAAAAAAAACCTTATCTGTTTCGGTCAGTGTGTTACCGCTGGAATAGTTGCTGCGTTCATCACACACATTCTTATTCAGTATTTTGGTGGATATATCGAAGCCTGCCAAATGAATGAAAAAGAAACTCATTGCCTGCGAGAATGGGTGAGTGCGCTTAGTGGTTGGGTAGCAGCTGCCGGAGCGCTCATAGCTGCTCTGCTCACAATTCCTCACCTGATGAAGCAAGCTCATGAAGCAAATAGACAAACAGATTTTATTATTGGCAATACACCACCAATTATGGAGGTTATTGACAGGAATGGGCCAGGTGAAATTTGGGTGAAAATTATTAACTGGAATAGGAATACATTTTACATCGATGAAATAATTACTCCACCGCAATTTAATACAAAAATTGAAAAACTCAAATTTGAGCCAAACAACATCGTAGTTACTATGGGTGAAGGCATTAAGTTGCCAATTCGAATATCTGGCTATGAAGATAGGAGCAAGGCTCCAAGTATAGTGAATATTTACATAAAAGCAGACGGGGGCGTCGACACACAGAGAAAAAAAACATCTATTACAATAACAATCAAAGGTAGAATTCTCAATACAAAACACGAGTTGATTACTCTTGAAGCGGATACCACCTTTGAAGCTTTTACCCCATAGAAGCGATACCTTTATCATGCCGCCGCCCTCACGCTAAGCATCTTAAATGCCTGAGTGTTTGAGGCTGCAAAGGCAATGCCTACTGCATCGGCCATATCATCATTGGTGACTTTGATTTTGAGCTGGTTGCAGCGGTCACGAGCAGCTTTCTTCCAGTCTTTGCGCTGCCAGCCTTTGTGCGTTCCAAAGCCGAGAAACGCCTTACGCCATGTCACCGGTGCGATGGTGATAAATGGGATGCCATACGCGCCAATAATGGCCGAAGCCGCGCCCACGAGCTGATTTGAAGAGATAACAGCATTCAGGCCAGAGCCAGCGCCTTCAACCTCTTGCTCCTCGCCCATGAATTTCACGGTACGCTTGCCAACCGGCTGTGCACGGATCGGCTGTTCCAGCGCAATGAAGTCTGGTTTGTTCTGTTTAATCAGACGCACCAATGATTGACCGAGGAAAGCAGCCTTATTCTCATAGCTTTCACCGGTACACTTAATTGTACCGGCAGAGATTGCAGCCAGAGAGGCCTTATCATCGTAAAAGGCAAAACCAGTCTGTGTTGCCACATCAAGCCCAAGAATAAGCGCCATTTCTTCAACCCCAGATCAACAAATACAATGGTGTGGCGATCAGAACGGCGGCCACGAAATAACAGGCCGCCGCGAACATGATCAGTTCAGCAACAGAAGGCTGCTCGTTCACGCTGCCTCCTGATCCGGAAAGTCCGGATCAGCATCTTCGTCAGATTCCGAATTGATTTTTTCCATGGCCGATTGAAGATTATCGCGCATGATTGCCTGTCCACGATCCCAGCCCCGCAACCACACCATATCTTCATTAGAACCGGCGTCGTGCGGGCTTTTCGGATCTCTGCCAGCCAGTCCAGCCAGTTCGCCCTCACCTTCAATGCGCTCAATTGCTGGCGCACGGTCACGCAACAGATCAGTTTGAAAGCCCGGAACAAGATTAAGCCAAGTCAGCACTGTGCCGTGAGCAAGATAGCGATCAGTAACCGTTGCCTTATCATCGGCATTCAGTGCTTTGATTGCAAAATCCAGATCACCAAGCACAACGCCATCTGCCTGTGCTGTTTTACCGTCTGCTTTCTTGGCCGATGCTATTTCAGCGGCAGCTGCGTTATGTGCCATGCGCTTGCGCATATGATGAAAGAACAGAGCCTTTTCTTCATTCTCAGTCAGATCAGAATTATGTCCTGCTTTTGCTGTCATTTTTTCGCATCCTTTTTTGTTTGAAAGAGCGCAGCCAAAGTTTCAGCCTCGCTCTCAATATCCTCCAGAGAAACATGCGGATTAATCGCTTTCTCGACTGCGATTTCATGCTGCAGCCGTCTCAGTTGTTCTTCACAAACATCGACATACGCCGCCCTGATACGAGCAAAGAGACCGGCATCAACCGTCTTCGCTCTGCCTATTCGGATGTTGTTCAGCGACCAGAAAGAAATCCCGTAACGACTACCAATGCGCCGCACTGCGTTCTCTTGATCGCCCCAACCTCTCGTTTCTTTTGCAACTATCTTCCGGACGTACCGGTTCGCTAAATCGGCGCTACACATAACTTCATGCACCTTCTGCTTACTTTCTTTGCACCACATGCACGAATTCCCTTGCTACGTTGATTTCGGGAAACGCCGGTTTGTCCGGAGGTGTCAGAAAGGAACCGAATGAAATGAAAGCACCGGGGAAACGCTTGAGAAACAAATTGCCGGTGCAACTCGAACTACCGCTTTCAGGTGACACTACGCTCCTGAACTGCGGGATTTACTGGTGGGAAAAAGGTGACGGTAATCGCCTGAAACCCGCCAATTCAAATGACCCGTTCACACTGGATGATAATTTTTCAGACCAGAATTGAGGCGGGTAATCTATGGGGCTGGCGCGATGGGGGGAGTTATCGCGCCAGCCCTTTTCCATGTCAGTTAAGCGGGGGAAGCAAATTAGACATGGAAACTGTGTTAAGCGGCTGCACAACCAAATATATCCGGCCGAAGATCATGACGGCTAACACCCGTAATTTTCTCGACTTCAATGGTTCTATCAGCGGGAACGCGCTTCCATTGCGAAACGGCCTGCGGAGTTATCCCACCAAGAGCCTTCGCTAATGCCGTTGAGCCGCCAGCCTTTTGTTTCGCAAATTCACAAATCTGTTCCATACACATATGAAAGCATTTCTTTCATATGATTGCAAGCACTTCTTTCGATGAAAGTTATTCTTTCGAAAGGCATAGTCTCCAGATGAAAGAAGAACACTTAGATTCCACCGCGATAGGTCAGCGCATCAAAGCTCTACGAAGTGAAAGTTTAGGACTTTCACAGGAAGCTTTTGCGCGCCTCTTAGGCGTAACAAGAGGCGCAGTTGGCAACTGGGAACTCGGCAAAGGTATCAAGTTCGAAAACATTCAAAAAATGGCAGTCATTCTCAATCAACCAGTAGAGTGGATTGCTACAGGACGCGGCCAATTGCCGAGCAATAGTTCCAAGGCAGAGCCTTCAGAAGGCAAGCCGTCCAAACCTCGCCTCGTCTCCAGCTTTGATCCAGATGATGATGTGCAGTCCGGTAACGGCTATTCCCGTGAACACTGGAAACCGCACACCTCAGGCGCGATACCTGAGCTTGATGTAAAGCTCGGTGCTGGAAATGGTACGATTGGTGAAGTTATTAATCTACCGGTTGGCGATAACAGTGTATCCGGCCACAAGGTGATCCGCGAATGGCTTATTCCGGTTGATTACCTGCAGGACGAAATCAAAGCATCACCACGCCACAGCACCATTATGGAAGTGATCGGCGATTCAATGCAGCCGACATATCTGCCCGGTGATCGTGTTATCGTTGATCTATCACAGGACACGATGAGCGCGGATACCGTCTATGCGATCAGCTATGACGATGAACCGCCCCAGATCAAACGGCTGCAAAAAGTACCGTTCAGCGATCCGAAACAAGTGAAGATAATTTCGGATAATCCAATTCTTGAGACATTTTCAGTGGAACTAGACAAGCTGACGATCATTGGGCGCATCTGTGGGCATATCGCTCGTAAGTAACTTTAAATTATATGCTTATCTAAAAGACGATTTAGCACCTAAAGTCTGTGAGAATATCTATGGCACGCATACCAGCTACTCGCTATGGCATCGCCGAATGGTTTGGCAATGATATAGTGACAATGACACCAGAGCAGCGTCAGTCATTTGCACAAGTTGCCATTTTACAAGACCAAAACGGTGATTTATCCAGCGCTCCTAACTGCCCATTCCTTTCAACTGTAGTTGAGAATGCCCGATGCAACAAAGCTAGCGGTGTCTGCAGTATTAGGAAATTTTCCCGAGCTGAGAATAACTCTGGTGAAATAGTAGCAAATGATAAAGTAGTAACAGTTTGCCCTACCCGATTTCTTCAAACATTGAGCAACGGGGAAAATATATTCACTTGGATTTCAGAAAAAATACTTGAAATATCCAATCCAATAGTAGTGAAAGAGACGCCATTTCTACGTAAAATTTCAGATGTTTTTCGAACTGATGAGAAAAACATCGATGCAGATAATGAAGACGAAGGAAAGAAAGCTGGCCGCATAGATTGGATTTTGATTGATCCCTTTAGCATGGAATCTAATGAGCTTGATTGGTGTGCAGTCGAGACACAAGCATTGTATTTTTCAGGTAATAAAATGCGTCCTGAATTTGATGCATATGCTGAAACCTCTTCAACTGTATTATTTCCGATCGGCAAACGCAGGCCCGATTACCGTAGCAGTGGTCCTAAGCGTCTTTCTCCACAACTAGAGGTCAAAGTACCAGTGTTAAGAAACTGGGGTAAAAAAGTTATTGTATTAATTGATCGCTTTTTCTTTGAAAACATGAACGTTCTCGACGACCCTTTTCCACGAGCAAAAAACGATCAAGAGCGCCGAGATAATTCAGAAGTTATTTGGTTTGTTGTAGATTATGACGATCATTTAAACATGTACGCTTACAAAGTTATTTACACCACACTTGAAAGCTCAAAACGAGCTTTAAACGCAACCGAACCACTGAGTAAATCCGACTTCACTAATAACCTAAAAATGGTCATCAATGATGCTTCCCGTAGCAATAAAGTATTCAAGGTTTGAGGATCAACAACTCATAAATAATAGCATGGTGGGTATTTTTCATTGGCACCATCTGCACCGTAAAGCCATATTTTGCTGCCATAAGCTTCACTTCGTCAACGTCATCATAGGTCATCATTACAGAACCACGCACGTTAGCCATAAGAGAAAACAACGCTTCATGGTCAATCTCATTATGAGTGTATAGTCTGGAACCTGCTTTTTTACCACCAGCTGTATAGGGTGGATCAACAAAGAAAAAAGCATTTGGGTCATCAGCAAAGCGTCGTATAACTTCAAAGGCATCGCCTTTTTCAAACCGTACCTTTTCCTTATATCTTCGTATTGTCTCAATACGAGCAGCCAATGTTTCAGGATACCAGCGCGAGCGCAACCCTTTTCCGGCCTCTCCCTCCTTCACTAGACCGGCGCCTGCGGCCATAATACCGCCTCTTTGCATCCTGTTTTTAATTATTGTTCTGAATGCTCGGAGTGTGGTTCTTCGTGGATTACTGTCTAATATTTTTTTTACGTTAGGCAAATTCACTTTAAAAGAAGTAATTTTTTTGGATAGCGTCAAAACATCAGCATCGGAACCATGAAAAATCGTTTTCCAGACCGCAGCTACATCATCATCTAACTCGCATAAAAAAACAGCATCCGCCAGATTTTCGGCGGCTACACTTAGGCCTGTGATGGCTCCGCCAGCAAAAGGCTCAACAAAAATAGACGGTTTAGTTTTTGCACTCACTAACCACTGCCTAACCTCCGGAACAAGCCATGTTTTACCTCCAGGATATCGAAAGGGACTCAAATGGCGTACCTGTGCAACATTAGTTGGTTTATTTTTCTCTTGAATCTGGCTCAAAAGCGCTGTCAATGTCTCTGCTTTCCCAGGGTCTATAAAATGAGGACGAAGGCTATCGAGTGCAGAACGACATTTATCATGAACAAAAACTGTTGAACGTGTGACACCTTGAGCTTTCAAGCGTGAAATACGTCTTTTTTGTCTTTCAACTGCTGTCGCATCCATCTTTGATTCCCCTTCACCTTACATATTTGGAATTATCATATAAATTAAAACAAACCACTAAATTCCGTGAACATTCACGGACTTTTCATAATCTCATATTTTTCTCGTTTTATTCCAGAATAAGCTATTTTGCATTCGTGCCGGGTTTCGTGCAATTGAGCACATTTATCATCAGCTGTATAAGAGCCCTCGCTCATCCCATCTTATGAAAGATCACATAACATATTGTTTTTCTTGGTTATGAAGGATGGTGAGGTAAGGGTTCGAGCTAAAGACCCCCCTACCCCCAGAAAGACAAAAGCCCTCCCAGAGGTAGGGGAATCTGTAGCATGTCCTGAAGGCTGGAGCCGGCAATGGGACAGATGCTAGAACGCCTTTCAGCCGTTCGTCCTCTGTTTCTGGCAGCACCGTAGGACTTTCGACCCCCGCGCTTGTGGCTGCACCAGCAAAGGGAATTGCACCCTCGTCACCACTTTCATTGAAAGCATCAAAGGCATACCTCTCAACCGAATTGAAAGCAATACTTTCTTTTCGCTTGCATGCAAATGAAAGATATGCTTTCATAAACCCATCAACAGCACGAAGAAGCCCACCGGCCGATCT